GGGCAGCGCGGCGAGCCGCAACCTGCTCCAGATAGCCGCTACGCTCAAGGGCCTGCGCGAGAGGCTGGAGGGGCGCCGTGAGTGACACTACCACGCTGGTGCGAGCGCTGCGCATCCTCGCTCGCGACATCCATTGCGAGGACGGGATCGCCACGCGGTGCATCACAGAGGCGGCCGACGAGATTGAGCGGCTGCGGTCGCGGGTCCGGTTCTGCGACAACGTCATCCGCAGCGGGGATGTTGCTGCGCTCACCGGAGAAGAGCGGGAGGTGCTGGAGGAACATCTACTGACGCTGGACGAAACGGCGCGGAACCTGGCACTGATGTCCGAGCCGCAAGGCGAAGCGTTGATTTTTTACACCACAAAAGCCGCTACGCTTCGCGGCCTGCTGGCGCGAACTGGAGGCACCAATGGCTGACGATCCGATCGATAACGCCGACTGGCTGCGGCACGCTGTCGTTGCCGACCGCATCAAGATCGCGACGTTGGAGTTGGCCATCCGCCGACTCGCGGAGCAGGACGCCACGCTGTCGGTGTGCGACGGCAACGTGACTGTGACGCTGGATGCCACGCTCACCGACGAGGAGCGGGAGGCGATCCGCGAGGCTTGCGACGAAGGCCGGTGGTATCCCAAGGACTACCACCACATACACACACTCCGTTGTTTGCTGGAGCGGCTCTTTTGAGAACGCGGAAGCTGAGCGGCGGCCCATGGCCGTCCGCTCCAGCGAATGGTTCTGTGGCGCAAAGGAGACTTCGATGGATGACATTTTGCGGCGACTTCGATCTCGCCCGCTGCCCGTGGTGGCTGAACAGCACGCCTTGATGTACGAGGCGGCGAATGAGATTCAGCGACTACGGCATCGCTGGATTCCGGTGACGGAGCGGCTGCCGCCACATGACGAGACGGTATTGTTTACCTGCGATCTGGGGCCGAACGAGGGCTTTACGGATGTTGAGTCTGGGCGGTGGGAAGGCGCGAGAAATGACATGGGGCTGCCAGCGATGCGTCCGGTGTGGGGCGACGAAGACGACTGGGGGCCGTGTTCTCACTGGGTGCCGCTCCCGGCACCGCCAACGGCTCGCAAGTAGCCACAGAACACGGAAGATGATCGGCCCGCGAAGGAGGGGCCATGCTATGGCGAACGGCGAAGATCGCGGGTCCGCTGGTTCTCCGATGGACGTGCCAGCAGTGGTCGCGATGGAGCTTGTCAAAATCACCATGCAGCACGTCAACGCTCAACTAGCGGCCGGCTGCTGCATGATCGACGTTGACGCAGTTCACAAGGACACACTCCGGCAATACCGTGAGGCCTGGTCTGCCGTTGAAGAGCGGCGGGTGTTCGTCATGGCCGTGGGGGCCGTTTGATTCGGAGAACGGCTGCATTGAGCAGCCCGAGAAAGGAAGTTGACTATGACACAGGAAGATGCCGGGTCTGCTCCAATGCGTGGTTCTGTGGCGAACCATGCGGCTTGCCTGAATAGTTGGATTCCGGTGGCGGAGAGGCTGCCGGAAGACGGCGTCCCTGTCGCAATCGTTGCCGATAGAGGGCGAACGCCAGACAATCGCGGAGTAGTGGCCGCTGGGGAACTGTATCACGGCTGCTGGTATCACACGCTACCGGGACTCGTTGTCCGACAAATCGCAGACGTCACCCATTGGATGCCGCTTCCGGCCCATCCAGCGGACGGCAAGTAGCCACAGAACGCTGAAGCTGAGCGGCGGCTCCTGGCCGTCCGCTCCAGCGCCTGGTTCTGTGAGCGTAGAAAGGGATACATGAGCACCACGGTTCACGAAATCTGCCAGCACTTTGACAGCGTGGTCGATCCGCAGGGCTGGACAAAGAAGACGCTCACGCAACGAGGAGATTGCTCGTTTGAGGCTGAGGTTGAGTACGCCGAGGGCGACCCGCGAAAGTGGGTTCTCGTGTCGCCCGACGGTTTCGCCACGCTCGCCAACGTGAGGGTCTACGAGTTGCTTGCGTCGCCAAAGATGAGCGTTGAGGTAAACGGCCCGTGGATTTGTCGGTTTTGGAGAAGACTCGTCGGATAGCCACAGAACCATGTAATTGACCCCCAGTCACCCGTGGATAATCCATTATCCGCCTGATTGTTCCAACGCCATGACCGACTTCTCCCCCTTCACCGCCGTCGTCATCTTCGCCACCTACGTCGCGGTGGACATCCTCTACGCCGCGTACATCATCGCCGTCGAGAAGCGGCGGCCGCTCACGGCGGCCTCGATCTCATCGGTGCTGTACTCGCTCCTGGCCTTCGGCGTCATCACCTACTCGAAGAACCCGATCTACCTCATCCCGCTCGCCTCCGGGGCGTGGCTCGGCACCTACCTGACGGTGCGTTTCCACCGGCAAACGAACACGTAGCCGCGGTCGGAAAATGGTGGCGTCCGCACCCGCCGGAGACCGCCACCATGCACGTCGATCAAGTGTGGGAAGACTTCTACGCGGAACTGGACTCGCTCTCGGACGAGTTGTCCGGCATCGAGTTCCTGTGAGCCACGGCCGGGAACACCTGTGAACGCCGGTACAGTGATGGTAGGGCGAGCCCTCGCCCGACCATCGGAGCCGGCCCGTGGCCAACGAAGACATCCTCGACGCGATCGCGGCGAATCTTGCGCAGCCGCGCCGGGCACGTACCGACGCCGGCGAGGTCGAGCAGCATGAACTCGATCGCCAGGTGGCCGCCGCCGACTTCGTGATCCGCTCGCGCGCCGCCGCCGGCTCGCCGTTCGCGTGTCTGCGGATGGCCCGCATCGAATCCCCAGGGGCGACCGGCTGATGGGCCTGTTCGGCAACCTCCTCGGGCAGTCCCGGCGGTCGCTGGAGGCGACAATCGCCAAGCAGCGGCACGCCGTCACCAACCTCATCCGGGCACGGTACGACGCCGCCCAGACCACGCCCGGCAACAAGAACCACTGGTCGCAGGCCGACCACATGGCGGCCGACGCCGCCCTGTCGCCGTGGGTGCGACGGACGCTCCGCTCCCGTGCCCGCTACGAGGCCGCGAACAACGGCTACCTCGCTGGCATGGTGGCGACCCTGGCCACCGACCTGGTCGGCAAGGGGCCGACGCTGCTCCTCGACTGCGGGCCGGACGCCGATCAGTCGGCCGTCGCCCGCGTGGAGGAGAACGTCTTCGAGTGGCACCAGGAGATCGACCTGGCGAAGAAGCTCCGGACGCTCCGCAGCGTGAAGGCGATCGACGGCGACGGCTTCGGCATCCAGACCACCAACCGCCGGCTGCGGAACGTGCAACTCGATCTCCGGCTGGTCGAGGCCGACATGATCGCCGACCCGGCAAGCCGGTTTGAGTTCGGCGGTGCCGTCGACGGCGTGCGGTTCGATGCCGACGGCAACCCGTCCGAATACTTCCTCCTCGACCACCACCCGGGCTCGCTGCACTTCGGCGTGACGCTGGGCGGCAAGTGGGTCGATGCTCGCTACGTCCACCACTACTTTCACGCAACCCGCCCCGGGCAGCACCGCGGCGTCGGCGAGGTCGTGCCGGCCCTCGAGCTGTTCGCGATGCTCCGCCGCTACCAGTACGCGGTCGTGACCGCTGCGGAGACGGCCGCCGACTTCGCCGCGATCTTCAAGACCACGATGCCGGCGAGCGGCACCGCTGCCGCCCTGCCGCTGGCCGAGACGCTGCCGATCATGCGTGGCATGGCAATGGCGGCTCCCGAGGGGTGGGACGTTGCCCAGATGCGGGCCGAGCACCCGACCAGCACGTTCGACGCCTTTGAGCGGCGGATTCTGATGCAGATCAGCCGCGCCTTGTCGATGCCGTACATCGTCGCGGTGATGGACGCGACCGGGGCGAACTACTCCACGATGCGTGGCGACTACCTCGTGTATCGCCAGCACATGAACGCCGAACGGGCGGACGTGGAGCGGGTGATCCTCGACCCGCTGCTCCAGCGGTGGATCGACGAGGCCGCCGTGGTGGACGGCATGATCCCCGACGGCCTCCCGCCCCGCGATCAGTGGACGTGGCGGTGGCGCTGGGACGGCCACGAGCACATCGACCCGCTCAAGGAGGCCAACGCCGAGAGCGTCGGCCTGGAGAACAAGACCGTGAGCCGGTCGGAAGCCTGTGCCCGCCGCGGCAAGGACTGGCGGCAGGTGTTCCGCCAGATCGCCGCCGAGGAGGCGTATGCGGCTGAACTGGGCATCGACCTCACGACGCCCGATCAGCAGCCGGCCCCGGCCGACCAGCCCCAGGAGGCGAACCAGTGAGCCAGAAAATCACGTTCGGCGGCGAAGCAACGCTCATCGAGGCCCCGATCCTCGCGGACGGCCAGAGCGGCGGCAACCCGAAGTTCTCGCTCGTGGGCTACACCGGCCGGGCCATCCGGCAGGCATGGAGCCGCACGCCGCTCGTCGTGGACCTGGCCGGCATGGACACGACCAGCCAGCCGATCGCGGTGATGCTCGGCCACCAGTACGACATCGACCACGCCGTCGGCCAGGCGTCGGATGTCGTGAACAGCGGCACGGACCTGACCGTGGCCACCGAGGTCATCGGCGAGAGCCCAGAGGTTGCGAAGGCCGTGACGCTGGCCCGCAAGGGCTGGCGGTTCCAGGCGTCGATCGGGGCCGACGTCGGCCGGATCGAGAACATCGCCGCCGGCGAGAGCGTCGAGGTGAACGGCCGCCAGTTCGCCGGCCCGATCAGCGTGGTGCGTGCCAGCACGCTCCGCGAGGTGTCGATCGTCCTTTTCGGAGCAGACGCCGCTACGTCTGCCGCGATCGCTGCGGAAGCGAATGATGGAGGTTTCCCCATGGCGGATCACGCCACCCAGAAGCCCGACGAGGTCAAGGCCTCGGCGGAAGCCACGGCGAAGGTCGCCGTGGAAGCGAAGGCCCCCGAGGCCGTGACGCCGCCCGCTCCCTCCGTGGACCTGGGTGCGATCAAGGCCGAGCTGCTCGAGCAGATCCGGAAGGAGGTCAAGGCCGAAGCCCTCGCGGACATTCGTGCCGATCGCCCGTCCGCTCCGGCGGTTCACGTCGTCGCCAAGCCGGCCGAGACCGACGAGCTGCTCGTCGCCTCGATCTGCCTCGCCGGCAACCTGCCCGGCGTCGACAAGCAGTTCGGCGAGCGGACGCTCGAAGCCGCCCACAAGCGGCGGAACATGGGCCTCCAGGAGATGCTCCTGCGGGCCGCGAAGGCGAACGGCTACCAGGGTGATGCCTACAAGCTCACCGACGGCAACCTTCGCGACGTGCTGCGGGCCTCGTTCGGATCGAGCACCCACTCGATCGCCAACGTCGTCGGCACGGCCTACGGCAAGTTCCTCCTCAACGGCTACACCTCGGTGGAGTCGGTGTGGGACCGGATCTCGATGATCCGCCCCGTCTCCGACTTCAAGGCGGTGACCGGCGTGCGGGTGAACGGCGGGTTCACGTTCGAGGAAGTCGGCCCGGCCGGCGAGCTGAAGTCGGCCGAAGCGACCGACGAGGCCCGTTCGTTCGGTGCGAAGTCCTACGGCCGGATCTCCGCGATCAGCCGTCGGGACATCATCAACGACGACCTCGGTGCTCTGACCGTGGTGCCCACCCGGCTCGGCCGTGGTGCGGCTCTGAGGTTCAACACCAACTTCTGGACGGAGTTCCAGGCGTCCAACGCCACCTACTTCGAGCGGGCCACGGCCGGGGCTGGCAACGCCCTCAGCCTGACCAGCCTGAAGGCGGCCGTGTCGGCCTACCGGAAGGTCACCGACGCGGACGGCAACCCGCTGAGCGTGGCCCCTGCGATGCTGCTGCTCCCGCCGGAGCTGGAGATCGCGGGTGCCGAGCTCATGGGCTCGGCCCTGATCCACGGCACGAGCGGTGCGGCCCCCAGTACGAACGTGCTGGCCGGTCGTTATCAGGTCGTGTCGTCGGTCTACCTGTCGAGCGCGAGCACCTGGTGGCTCGTGGCGAACCCGGGCGACCTGAACGCGATGGAGGTGCTGTTCCTCAACGGCAACCGCAACCCCGTCGTGGAGCAGGCCGAGGCGGACTTCGACACGCTCGGCATCCAGGTCCGCGGCTACTTCGACTTCGGTGTCGCCAAGGGCGAGCCGAAGAGCTGCTACCGGATGGCCACGGCCTGACCCTGACAGTGCAAATCGTGCCCGGGGCCGGGAGCCCAAGCCCGGCCCCGGGGTGACGACTCAAGTTCTTTCCAGATTCCAGAAAGCGAGAAACAAACATGGCGACGTTCGTGCAGAGGGGCGAGGCGATCGACTACACCCCGACGGCCGCGGTGGCCGCCGGTGCGGTGGTCGTGATGGGCAGCGTGGGTGTCGGCGTGGTGCCGGTGGCCCTGGCGGCCAACGAGAAGGGCAGCCTGTTCGTCGACGGTGTCGTGCGGCACGCCAAGGCGACCGGGGCCATCACGGCCTACGCCAAGGTCTACTGGGACGCGACCAACAGCGTCTTCACGACGACCGCGACGAGCAACACCCTCGCGGGGTACGCGGTGGCTGCGGTCGCCTCCGGCGATGCGACGGTCGATGTCAAGTTGATGAAGGCATGATCCAGGCCGCGGGGCGGGCCGCGTGAATCGCAGCCCGCCCCCGGCCATGGCCGGAGGGCAGTGCAGTGCAGGACATGCTCGCGAAGGCTGGCGGCTGGTTTGAGCAGCAGCGTCGTGAGCATCTCTCGGCGGCAGTGTCCTACTTCCCGGTCGGTGCCAGCCATCCGGTCACGTGCCGGGCCACGCCGACCATCGGGAGATGGGAGGGCATCGACGCGACCGGCCAGGTGGTGCGGATCGAGACGCGGGATTTCATCATCGGCTTCGCCGACTACGCGGCGGACCCGGTTCGCGGCGATCGGATCGTGGTGGTGGAGAACGGCGTCGAGCGGACGTATCAGGTGATCGTCCCGCAGGGGATGCAACAGGCGTGGAAGTGGGTGGACCGCAATCAGGGCGTCCGCCGGATTCACACGTTGGAAACCGAAAAATATCCGAGGGCGTGACCGATGGCCGTGTTCGAGCAGCTTCCCGGTGAACTGAACCTGTCGCTCGTGCGTGGCGACGAGTTTCCGTTTTCCGCCACATTCAACACCAACCTCACCGGCTACACGCTCCAGGCGTCGATCTACAACGACGCCACCGGCACGGAACTCACGGCCCCGTCGGTGAACATGACCACCGCCACGGTGGGCGGCGTCACGACCAGCACCGTGGCCTTCCTGCTCACCGAAACCCAGACGGCCGTGCTGACGGCGGCTCGGATGCGGTGGTTCTTCCGTTGGGTGTCGCCGGCCCCAGGCAGCGTGACGCGGACGATCCTGGCCGGCACCGTCCGGGCGGTGAAGCCATGACGCCGGCAAAGTACGACTTCCCCGACCAGACGGCCGGCGACACGGTCGCCAACCGCCGGTTCACGGTGACGCGCACCGTCGGCGGCGTCACGTCGCCGGAGAACCTGACCGGCGTGGCGATCGCGTGCTGGTTCGCGCGTGGCGAAGGTGGCGGGCCTGTCGTGCTCAAACTGGCGATCGGCAGCGGCCTCACTGTCGTGAACGCCGCCGGCGGGATCTTTGATCTGGGCGGCTTCTCGGTGCCACGCGAGCCCGGTCCGTACCGCTACGACATCCAATTCACCTACCCCGACGGCCGTGTGCGGACCTACGTGGCCGGCCGGATGCGGGTGCTTGCGGACGTGAGCACGTGATCGACGACGTCTCGATCTCTGTCGCGGAAACGGTCGAGGACGTCGGGCTGGTCGTCGGCGGCGGAGAGACCGTCGGCCTGTCCGTGGGAGGCACGACCGAAACGGTGTCGCTGGTGGTGGCCGCTGCAGGCGACGTCGCGACCCTGGCCGTGGTCGAGGCCGCGGAGACCATCGCCCTGGCCGTGCTGCCGGAC